GTATATAACAACTAAGATCATCCAAGGTGAGTATGATATGGATGACCTCAGTAAACCAGAACAAGATGCAGTACTAAAATTATTATCATATGAACAAAAAGGACGATTATGAGCACTAGTAGATTCGTAACATATCCCAGCACAGTAGAAATTAACCCAAACCATCGGGTGGTATTGATTGATGCCACAGAACAACAGCTGACCCAATTGGAAAGATTCCTCCAAACCAGCGAAGAAAACTTTGATGTCTACATATATCCAAGTGACAGCTATGATTTAGAATGGTTGAATTATACCAGCTCTGACGCTGAATTAATTTTAATCAATGATGCGAGCCAAGTTCGAGTGACGCCGCATGGCGTCAGGTATCAAGGTAATTTACTAGAATATTTTGAACGTATTGAACTTGACCTCCATGCTTAAATCGTGTTATAATAGTCACAATGGTAAATAATATACTACTATAAAGGACTATATGGCATTTGAAAATTCATTGAAAGGCAGTACTGTTTACGTTAAAAACGATAACGTAGAACAGGCTATGCGTAAGTTTAAGAAAAAGATACAGGACAGCGGACTATTATTGGATATGCGTGCTCGAGAGTGTTATGAAAAACCCACCACAGAACGCAAACGCAAAGCGGCCGCAGCCAAAAACCGTTGGAAAAAGAAACTTCAAAGCCAACAATTGCCCAAAAAATTATACTAGTATATAATAAAATTTTAAAGAAATAAATAAATGTATAGAGTGCCTTAGGGGCTCTATATTTAGATCTTGCTTAATTAAAGGAGAAACTATATGTCTAAGATCATCGGTATCGATTTAGGAACCACAAACTCATGCGTGGCTATCCTAGAAAACAACAAACCCCGTGTAATTGAAAATAATGAAGGTGCTCGTACTACACCTAGCGTCGTTGCCTATGGCGATGAGATCCTAGTTGGCGCACCAGCTAAACGTCAAGCAGTAACCAATCCAAAGAAAACTATCTATGCAAGTAAGCGACTAATTGGTCGTAAGTTTGACGAAAAAGAAGTACAAAAAGATTTAGATTTAATGCCCTACGAAATCATCAAAAATAAAAATGGTGATGCATGGGTTAAGATTGATGATCGAGAACTAGCACCACCACAGATCTCAGCAGAAGTATTGATCAAAATGAAAAAGACAGCTGAAGACTATCTTGGCTATGAAGTAACACAGGCAGTTATCACTGTTCCAGCTTACTTCAATGACGCACAACGTCAAGCAACTAAAGACGCTGGTAAGATCGCTGGACTTGAAGTACTACGTATCATCAATGAACCAACTGCGGCTGCCCTAGCATTTGGTATGGACAAACAAGAAAAGGGTGATCGTAAGATCGCTGTATACGACTTGGGTGGTGGTACATTTGATATCAGTATCATTGAGATCAGCAACGTTGATGGTGAACACCAATTTGAAGTATTGTCAACCAATGGTGATACGTTTCTTGGCGGTGAAGACTTTGACCAACGCTTGATGGACTACATCATCGACGAGTTTATGAAAGAAAGTGGAGTTGATCTAAGTAAAGATCAACTTGCTCTACAACGATTAAAAGATGCTGCTGAGAAAGCAAAGATTGAACTATCAAGTGGTCAACAAACAGCAGTAAACTTACCGTATATCACAGCAGATGCCAGTGGACCAAAACACTTAAACGTAAACATCACACGCAGTAAGTTTGAAAGCCTAGTTGAAGAACTAATCAATCGTAGTATTGAACCTTGTAAGACTGCTATTAAAGATGCCGGCATCGATGTCAGTGAAATCAGTGATGTCATACTAGTTGGTGGACAAACACGTATGCCTATGGTACAAGCCGCAGTTGAGAAACTGTTTGGCAAGGCTCCACGTAAAGATGTTAACCCAGACGAAGCAGTAGCAGTTGGCGCGGCCATCCAGGGCGCGGTACTAGCAGGTGATAAGACTGACGTACTACTATTGGACGTTACTCCACTGTCATTAGGTATTGAAACACTTGGTGGTGTTATGACTAAACTTATTAAAAAGAATACTACTATTCCTACCAAGGCTAGCCAAGTGTTCTCAACAGCAGACGACAATCAACCAGCAGTGACAGTGATCATTGCCCAAGGTGAGCGTGAGTTTGTGCGTGATAATAAAACTCTTGGACAGTTTAATCTTGAGGGAATTGAGCCACAACGTCGTGGTCAACCACAGATTGAAATCACTCTTGACATTGATGCTAACGGTATCTTAAAAGTGTCAGCCAAAGATAAAAACACTGGCAAAGAAAACAAGATCACTATCAAAGCCAACTCAGGTCTGACAGATGAAGAGATTGAAAAGATGGTACAGGATGCAGAAGCTAATGCAGAAATAGATAAGAAAGCACGTGAAGTTGTAGAAGCTAAGAACGCGGCTGAAGCACAACTACACGATGTACGTAAAGATCTTAAAGAATATGGTGATAAGATTACTGATGAACAAAAGTCTAAGATTGAACAAGCGATCAATGAAGTTGAAGATGCGATTAAAACTGAAGATGCTGAAAAGATCAAAGACTCTGTAACCAAGTTGTTTGAACCGTTATCAGCACTGTTACAGGCCAAACAAGCAGCAGAAACTCCACCAACAGTGGAACCTGGTGCAGAACAGAATTCAGAAAAACCCAGCGATGTAGTAGATGCCGAGTTTACTGAAGTTAAAAAGGATGCCGAATAAGGGTCCTTTATTTAATCTTGCTTTATATAAGGAGAATAAGCTATGAAACAAGTATATATTAACACCTTGGATATTCCAAGTATCCAAAGATTTGCAGTTGGATTTGACCGCATGTTTGATGAGCTCAGCCGTACAGCTGGCACATTGAATGCCAGTAACTACCCACCTTACAACATCATCAAAGAAAGCGAAACTATCTGGAAGATTGAAGTAGCGGTAGCAGGCTTTGATGAAAGTGAGTTGGATGTTGAAATCGTTAACAACGAACTAGTTGTTACCGGAGCAGTCATCAAAGAAAACAAAGTAGAAACGCAGTATCTACATCAAGGTATCGCTGGTCGTGACTTTGAACGTACTTTTGCATTAGCAGAAAATGTCGAAGTCAAAGGTGCTCAGGTTAAGAATGGTATCTTAACAGTTACTTTAGAACATATCGTTCCAGAGTCAGCCAAGCCAAAAAAGATTGCAATTACCTTTCAGAAGTAGTATAATATAATAGTCAGGGGTAAGGAAACTTATCCCGCTATTAGAAAGAATCTAATCATGTCAAAAACATTTGAAAAGGAATTTATGGGTACCAAGGCAGTTACAAAAACAAAACCAACCCCTAACTTTGATCTTAAAGAGCCAATGCATTATAAGGTTATCTATATCAATGATAATGTAACCACTATGGAATTTGTCGTTGAAAGTTTAGTTACTGTATTCAATCACAGTCCAGAAGATGCCGAAGCAATTACCTTAAGGATCCATGAAGACGGAAGTGGCGTAGCCGCAATATTACCTTATGAGATGGCTGAACAAAAAGGTGTAGAAGTTACACAGTTAGCTCGATCAAACGGATTTCCTTTACAAATTAAATTAGAACCCATTGAATGATATTCAACAAAGTACAGGAACTAAAAGCACAAGGACTGCGCATAGGATTCACGGCAAGCCAATTTGATATGTTACACGCAGGTCATATTGCCATGTTAAGTGAAGCTCGTAACCACTGTGATTATCTTATTGCTGGTTTACAAAACAATGCCAGCTGGGATCGTCCAGAAAAGAATGCACCAATTCAATCAATCGTAGAACGACAAATACAGTTAGCGGCAACACGCTATGTAGATGAGATCGTAGTTTATAATACAGAAAAAGATCTTGAAGATATCTTACTTACTTTACCGCTTGATGTACGTATCTTGGGTGTAGAATATAGAGATAAAGAATTTACAGGTCGTGATATCTGTGTGTCACGTGATATTGAATTGATCTATAACAAGCGTGATCATAGTTTTAGTTCTAGCAGTTTACGTAAACGTGTAGTTGAAGCAGAAAGTAAAAAATAATGGATATAATGTT